CCATTTTACTAAATCCTCTGTATCGAGCTAGGAGCGTCATACAGAAGAATCAGTACCTCTGGGCTATGTGCCTACCAGAAGGGCTAGAGAAGGCTACTCAGTGGCTCTCCTAGCCCGTTTTTTCTGGCTCATCTTCCATATTTTCTTCAAATAGTGCATCAGCAAAGTCACACTTAGATAAAAGCTGTACAACCTTCTCTTCTCCTAGTACATTGAGGCAACCAACGATAGCTGTCTCTAATGTATCCTTATCCATAGACAAACCAGTATCACTATTTGCACCACGAATACGGGACAGTAACTCCAGTGCTTTGATGGCACTGTTGGTATGTCCGTTTGCTTTGGCAAAGGTGTACTGATTTTCTATTTCTTCTATAACATTAACATCTGTTTCAAGTTGTTGTTCAAGTTCATGGACACGATCAACAACTTCCTGCATCTGCATAAGACGGTAGCCCTGATTGTTTGCTGATGTAGCAGAATAACCAGCAGCCTTTGCAGCCTCAGTTGCATTGCGATGCAGAACATAAGCCTCTGCAAATCTCTCTTGTTTTTCATTTAACATAATAAGTTACCAATCCATTTGTTAGTATGGCAAGGGACACAACATTGATAACAATCAAGGCTCTATCGTTCCAGATCATTCCCACAATAAACCATCCAGTGAGTCCGACAATATCAAAGTATAAGTTTAGAGGGTAAATATTATTAGAAGTAAGTATAATACCAACAATAAGAACTAAGGATGCACCCCACTTAATATACCAATCTTTTGTTTTGTGTGGTGTCATCTTCTTCAAACTGTATTCTGGCATTACTTCATATTACTTCTGGCAACACCCTTCCACTTCTCTGCTGTACGCATACCACCAAGTCCTAGCAATGCCATGATCAAGCTGATCAATTCATTAGTCTCCAGCACAGGAAGCGTTACCATAGGATACCAAGTAATAATAATCCAAGATAGAATAGGTGCAAGAATAAACTGCCATGCCAGAGCAAAGCAACATACCCACATGATGGCTGGTCTTGCTCCACTGACGAAGATAGAGGGGTGCTTGGCCTGTTCTATATTTGCCTGTGCTTGAGCAAGGTCTAGTGATACCATCTGTGTCTGAAGTTCATGTTCCAGTTTCTTCTTCAGGTCTTTGTCCTCAACAAACTTGTCAAGAACTTTGCCAGCTACACCAATTACAGAGTCTGCGATACCTAATACCATTATTCTTTCTCCTCAACTCTTTGCATTTTAATAATACGAGGATACTGATCAATGCGATAGCCCAGAGTTTCAAAGGTACTGGTATCATTGTCTACCATCGTATCTGCAAAGACATATATTTTAAGATGTTTAAAGTTTCTGCTTTTATCTGCTAGTAATTGTAACCAGTTGTCAGGAGTAAAAACAGAGATGTGGGCATTACGCCCATCCGGTAGTGTCTTCATTGCCTCAAAGCAAGCAACATTTATAAATACTATTTTCTTTGCATAGGAAAATATTTCATCCACTACCCAAGATAAATCTTCTTCTGCCACATGTTCAAGAACATCTGTACATATGACAGCATCTTTTCTGTGTATAGGAAGTTTACCATACTTCTCATAGCCGGGATCAAAAAGTTCATAGTCATCAAGGTTCCAGTACTCAGGAAGCGGACAGTCAATCTCGTTTGTTATTGTGTGATAGTCTTCGCCATACAGGATACCTTTACCACAGCCATAATCAAGAATAGACTTACAATTATTATCTTCTAGATAGGCTTTAATAAGTTCAACAAACTTCAGTAGACTACGACCATTGAACATACCACCCGCCTGATCGTGCTTCTCTTCATACATCTTAATAAGATTAACATAATCATTAGAGGGATTGTGACGGCTGTTCTGGTTTTCAACATTAATATTAGTCATTGTAGTATCCTTTAAACTGTGGTCTGGTTTCTTGTGATTCTTTAATGTCCCAGAGGTCGGCAACCATTGTATTCTTTCCATGAAAACAAAGAACTCCTTCAAGCCCCGGATCATTAAATACTTTCTCACAGTCCTGTGCCATAGCAAGCAACTCACCTGTAGTCCAGTATGTCTGGTCTTTCACGTTGACCTGTATGTATTTAGGTTTGGGAGTTTCACCACCCTCTAGATCGCCCGTTGTTTCAGTCTTCTCTTTTTTGGAAGGTTCATCCCTGCAACAGTCAAATCCAAACAGATGTATATCTCTGAAGCCCATTGTGTGTAGCATACCAATACCACGCATGGCAGCACATGTACCTCCTGTGATAAGAGTAGCGCCCTGCGGTATGCCAAGCTCCTCACTTAACTTAACCTGTTGTTTCTCAATAACTTTCCCTTGCTCTTCCTCTTCACGAAGAGAGTCAGTGAAAGCATGCCACCCCCAAATGGTTGCGTCACGTTCTATCAGATGCTCAGTAACAGAGGGGTCTGTCATAGATGCAACAAAGAAGTTCATACTAGGATCAAAGTTTTTAAACAAATCTTTTCGTGTAATGTTATGTGTGCTTTTACCAGTAATAGGTCTGGGATCAAGAACAATACAACCCCAAGGATTTATATTGTTCTTTATAAGTCCCGGCAAAGCATGCTTAACTGTAAGAACTTTACAGTCAGGATTAGATTTTATAAACTTTTTAAGCTTTGAATAGTTAAGGTATGGGCCAGCAGAAACAAGAACCGCTCTTCCTCTATGCGCTGGATGTTTCTGTACCCACTTATCTTTATTAATATGTTTTAGATTTGTTTTAATATTGTTGCGAATATATTCTTTTGGCACCGAGTCTCTGGGATGAACAACAATAGGAACCTGTTTAAGTTCAGCAGGAATATCATCCAGCTTTTCATCGTGCAGAAAAACAACAAGATGTGTTCGCCCACCATCCAGAACCCTGTCATCAGAGGGTAGCACATACTTACGCACCGTTGCCTTCTCATCAAACGATGTCCAACCATCTTCCGTTGTTTTCTCTTCGTTAATCTTCTTAGTTGCGATAGAATCAAAAACATTTTTCATGCCTTGGTATTTGTCTTCAGGTGTTCTATCTTTGTTATCTTTTGTAAAGAAGTGGTCGCCCATAACAACGGGAACATTTTTCAGAATACTATACTCATGCTTCACAGTTTCAATGCTGTTGCCGCTACCAATTAAGGCAAAATCTACTTCATCTATATAAATAGATTTAAGCGTTTCTCTTACATTGCCTCTGTGTAATTCATAGGTAAACTCTTTACCCTTTTCCTTCTTCATATGAGCGGAAAATTCATCGAACCTATTCTCAACAGCCTTCTTGGTATTGTGTGGCTTGGCGTTGAACTCTTCCTTATCGGTGGCTGTGGTGGCATCTTCAAACAGATCATAACCAATGTAATGAACAGTGTCTGAGTTATCAAAAGCAGCAAGAGCCATTTCAATAGCACGGCCACCATTCCATGTACCTGTTTCCAGCAACACAGTAGGCTTATAAAAACGTATGGTATCAGCAAGCTGCCTGTATCTACCGGGAAGAATATCAGGTGTAGTCTCTGTGTCTGAGAGATCAATAACTCTTTTACCAGAACTGTCTCTTACATTAATAGAAGACTTGTCATTGATATTTATAATTAAGTTTTCCATACCAACAAACTCATGGACAGTCATGCCATGTGCAGTGTAGATTGTAACAAGCCTACTAAGAATAAATGCAGACGACCACTCACGGTAGTTGGTAAACTCACCGGACATATAAGACCCACGCCAATCACCCATAATATCTACAGGAGTTTGGCGAGAGAGATTAAATGCCATTAGATAGGATGTTTCAGGTGTGTATATAAAGTCTACGCTATATGTTGGATCAGGAAAATAATAGTCCAGTGTAGATGCTCTAATGTCTTTGACTGTAGCGCACATAGGATCAACCCATAGCAGCCAGCAGCCTTGGTTCTTAAATCCGCACTCTGTAATAGCGAACACTTCCGGTCCCGCTGACAGGGCATCAAGAAGTTCCGTGTATTGTACCACACCGTCTTCAGTGCCGTCATGCGTTGAGTTTTCTTCTACAAAAGTATTATACTCATCAATATCTTCCAGCTTATGATAGTGTATATTATCTGCTTCAGGAAGAGAGTAGTTACTGATATCAAGATTATAGTAGTAGCAGTGAAACTCTATATTGGGTTGCCAGTTTTCCTTGAACTCGTTAAGAAGTTTAAAGCCATTCTTCTTCAGCTTCTTCTCGTCAAAGCATGTTACAATTTTATATGTCATAGGGTTCAATGATGCCTTTCCCTGCAAGATAGGTATAGTCGCCATTCCACTCAGCGGCGTATCTACCATCAACTGCTCTGGCGCACTTCCATTCTTTGAACCACGGTCCTCCTGTAGTAAAGTGTACATTCTTTGCTTCTACCTCCTCTGGGGAATGACCATCAAGCCAATTCCATTCTTGATGAATAGTTCCAATATCACCTTCTTTATCAGGCAACCACTGAAAGCCATGCAGCCAAGAGCCTGTCTGACTATTAACTTCTAGTGGTGTTAGTTTTTTATTAAGATCATGTCCACAGTTCCAAAGAATAAGACTTGACCAGTTCTTTCTTCGATAGTGTTCCTGTCTTTGGCCGTCCATTTTAAACTCTTCGGTGGGTTCATATTGATGCTTAACACAATACAGTGGATAGTAGTCCATATGATACTCTTCAAACAGTTCGTTAATGTCTGTTCGTAGATACATATCACAGTCCATGTATAAAGCCCATCCTTGATACATGTTCAGGGCAGGTACAAGGAAACGTGTGAAGCTAAAGTCTGTGGAGAAGGGCTTGCCATCTATGTCATCAATCATCTGTCCGTTTTTAACGCTGTGCTTTCGATTGTAGATACCCATACGTTCAACTAAATCTTTACGAATAGGTTTGATGTCTACATTTTCAACAGCAATGCGTTCAATAGTAAACTTTAAAACTTCATAGGCCACATCTTCTTTTGGATCGTAACCTATATAAACTGTGTTGGGCGACTTTCTCATTAAGTTTCCTTCTTGTTTTCCGCACAAATAATATTCTTAACAACTCCGTGCTTTCCTTTTTGTTTAAAAAAGTTAAGGGCAAACTTCTCTAAATTTACATGATGTTTATCAACGTAAGCAAGACAAGGAGATAAAGAATTAAATAGTATTATCTTATTAGTCATGTCACGTATTACTACTGCATCCCCTCCCTTATAATAGGAAGGGTCAGAGAAAAACATTGTTATTAGAATGAGGTATTTCATATTATATTCCTATGTAAAATGGGGGAGCAAACACTACGCACTCCCCCAAGTTTCGTTACAAGCTGTAGACTTTTTCTTTCTTGTCTTCAGGTATTACCTGTTGAAGATTAATGGTAATCATCCCATCTTTGAAAGATACCTCGTCCACAACTACGTCACCGGCAAGATGGAAAGTTTTTGTAAAGGGTCGCTTTGCTATGCCTTTTTGTGCGAACCTTTCGTCATCTTCCTCCTCTTTTTTCCTGCCAGCTATGGTTAGCATACTGTCCTCAGTTTTTATTTCCAACTCCTCTTTACTGAAGCCAGCAGCGGCTAACTCAATCACATACTGTCCATTGTCGTTCTTGATTAAGTTGTGAGGCGGATAAGAACTAGCTGAATAGTTAGGTGTCTTATCTGCCATCCTTAACATGTCTTTAAATAATCTATCATGTCCAATGGCCCATGTAGAAAACCTAGAAAAGAACGGATCGTTACTTGTAATATATGCATTCATATCATTTCTCCTTATAGCAAGTTGATATTGTGTGACCCATTATTGGCATCACATATATATTATAATACATAAAGTGTCTTTTGTCAAGAGGTTTTTTTACCTGCTTGTATTATTTGTTCAATAGTTCTACCGCAAGCAATACAGAATCGTCCTGTTGCGTCTAACTTACATAGATTTTTACACGCCACAGCTTCCTCCATGTCCTGTAATGTCACAGATGTCGTGTGTCTCAAGTCCTTCTTCAAACTCCTCTCCAAGTTTCTCTACAGCTTCAGTATAAGGCACCGAAGATAGAGGCTGTCCTCCTCTGCATCCGTCAGGGTACACGGTGAAGCCCCGCAACCTGTGAGCATAAGAGGCAAGAGTATCAGTAAACTCTTCAACACTATCTTCATTGTTTAACTTGCTCCCCCACTTAGGTAAATTGATTGTGCTGCTGATAGACATATCAACATAGTCTTGAACATCTGCCTGAAATTTGATACGCCTCTTGTAGTCTTCAGCAAGATCAAGGGCTGACTCAATGCCCTTTGGATCAACACCATACAGATCAATGATCTCCTGTGCCGCACTGTCCACCACATACTGATAGTGCCAGCGATTACCACCTTTCAGATACCTGCGCTTGTAAGCTACGGCAAAGATAGGCTCAACACCTGTAGATGTACCGGCAAGAATACCTATTGATCCGGTAGGAGCAATGGCTCTATTAGCGACAGGAGTACTACAGTTAAGAGTATTACTAAAGTCGGCGCTAACGTGATCGCTAACTCCTTTATAGACTGCCAACCACTTGTGAAGTCCTTCGGTAACTTCATACTTCTCACCTCCTTTAATCAGCCACTCATGCATACCCATCAGGCCAAGACCAAGCCTACGGTTCTTCTCTCTGGTCTTGTATACTTTATCATAGGGTAGCTTTGCCCTGAGTGTTCCGCATAGCAGAAACTTAGTTGCAAGTTCTATTACATCTGCAAACTCTTTCAGATCGTCAATGCGCCCCATATTAACAGACCCAAGATTACAAACATCAGAATCATCTTCAGATGTAACCTCCGTGCAAGCATTACGCAACGTCTCCTTTTCCTTGTCGAAGAAATTGAACGAAAAGCCCGGTTCTGCGCTTCTAAGAGCCTGACGTACATTAGTCCTAAAGACATCTCCTGTATCTCCTGTCTTCCAATAGTTAAGTAACCATTCAGTATCGTAGTTCACGCTGATGTTTGTCATGTCCAGTGGTGCAACAAAGTTAAAGTCCTGTTCCTTTACCTGTCCAATGGAAAAACCTGTCTCTCCTATAGGCATATCATACCAGTTCTTACTGGCAAGGAACTTATCTACATCAGCATGTTTCCAGTTAAGGCTGGCATAGATAGCAGACCTACGACTGCCACCTTGCATGACCCTTCGGCCAATCTCATTAATCATCTGCATCTTTGGGATAGGACCAGAGGCAAGACCACCAGTGCCTTGCAGTATCCTTCCTTCCTCACGGTATACAGAGTAGTCCACTCCGATACCACCACCTGTCATAAGACAAGACTCAGACTTCCAAGAGATGTCAGCCCAATCTTCTCTAGTATCCTCTTCTGCTTTAAGAAGATAACAGTTATTAAAAAACTTATTATCACGCCCTGCATAATAAAGATAACGACCACCGGGAATAAACTTCAGGTCGGTGATCATACGTTTCAGTTCGTCCTTGTCATCCTTGCTAAGATGATCCTGACATACATCGTCTACCAGTGTGAACGCCAGTGCGTCCCATGTCTCACACCCATGATGGGCGTACTTATGTTTGAATATGTCCTCGCTAAACTTAGAGCGAAACATAGGGTTTTCGTTAGAACGAAATTGTGGCATAGCATTGTTCCCTTTCTATTTATCGTATTCCATTTCCAATATGAGTTGGGCATAGTGGATTGCTTTCTCTATATCCTTTCTCCCTTCTCCCTTAGTACGGTGTCGTGTGATGTATTTTATCACATTCCCCTCCAGATAGTCAAGCCCATTGGCGTGAATATATTCTACTGGTTGTATCCTACATCCCTTGTAGTGTTGTCCTCCTACTTGCTGATCTAGTGGTTTTTGTTCTTTCATCATGCGAAGATAGTAATCATAGTTACGTTCGTCATAGGAATGAGTTGAGCTTTCGTCTGATTTCATTTACGTTCTCCGATGTGGCGGCTTTAAGGGCAAAGTCTCTAATTATGTCAGGCTCAAGACCTGCCATTTGACAGGTGTTTTCAAAGTTCTCACACGTAACTCCAATGGAAGCAAAGACCCAAGCCGCTGCCTGATCTCTCTGCAACGCAGTCTCATTGCTTTCATTAGATTCTTTAGGCTTACTCATATCTAACAAAGCTTGAAGTATGATTGCCAGATTAAGAGTTTTGTCTGGGTCTTTCTCTGTTAGATCATAAAGACTACCGAAGTCAGGAACCTCATTCGTCATCTGGAAACTCCTGAACAGGACGATAAAATTTCCCGCCCACATAGTTATTGTAGTAGGCGGGTTCGTCCGTACCCTCTAACTTAGCCGTAAGAACTTTGTAGATCATCTGAAAATAACATTCATAATATCGAAGGCTCCTCTTGTTTTTATATTCACCTATAACTTGGAATCGAAAGTGTTTCTTGCCAAGCTTCTTTATATCTTCATTTAGATACTTACTAGAGCCTGTATATGTACGCCAGTTAGATTCTACTTTCTTACCTTTGCGTTTTACATAATATTGTTTACAACCAATATAGGCTTTCTTAGTTTTCTTATTGGTTATTCTGTATACAAATCCAAAGCTATTCTTTTTGTCAAAATCTTTGTGGTACTCCCAATGCGTCACCAGTTAGTTACTTCCTCCACATCCGGTTCTTTAGCCACGTTGGTAAGATACCTGCGACCATGTGCATACTTGAACACACGAATGCCCCTACCTTGGTTAGCATCAGCCCAACACTCTCTCTTATAGCCACAATAAACACAACTAATAGAAAGCTTACGGTTGCCAGACTTACCATCAGGTATATCGGGATAGCACCTATCAGGTATAAAAGGCGCAGAAACCACATCTTTAAGGTGAGTGATTCTCTGTTTTGCATTTATCATATCCATGTGATGTAACTTGGTAAGACATATCTCTCCTGTTGATTTGTTGATGGCAAGGAATGCTGCCTGATCAATGTTGTTGGCCTCTGCATATGCAGATATCTGTGCAACATAACCAAAGGGATCGTCCTCTGCTAGCTTGTTATGTTTAAACTTATCAAATCCAACACCACTAGCAGACTTACAATCAACAACGACCCCATCAATAATACAATCCTGATGTCCGGTAACACCTTCTACCTCCACTTCCTTCTGTTGATCTGTTACTTCATGTCCTGATATAGTAGAACACAGAAGCAAAAGTTCTTCCAGAATATATCCATATAAAAACTTAATGCGTGTGGCCGGTGTCAGATCACTCTGATCCAGCGGCTTGTTAACATCATACCA